GACAAAGAACACAGCCGGAGACATTGTGAATGGTATAACCAAGGATGTTAATGTTGGTGGTAACATATTACACATTGTGAATGGTATAATTGTAGGAGTAACAGATGAAACATGAGTCAAGAATCTATACCAACAAAACCACTGAGCGCATTTTATAGTACCAATTTAAATCCTATAGTAGACTCCTACGAGAAGCTCGCGACTCGTATAGCATACACACTCGGCTATCCGCAGATAAACATAGAAGCACACCAAAATCAAGTATTTGAAAATATCAGCATCGCGATCGAAATGTTCAGCAAGTTCGCTGGTTACACAGAAGAGCTCTTGACATTCAACTCTCGGTTGTATGAACCTGGTAAAGGTCTTCGAATGGATGTTTTGTTTACTGCAACAGAGCAACTCAAAACATCAACACCAAGTGATGATGTGGCTACATTAGATACAGATTTATATGAGGTAGGAAAAAGTACAATAGGTGAAAGCCCTAAGAACTTTGCAGTATCATACAAAGATGGAAATCCATCGATGAGAGGTTATGATTACTTGACTGACAATTACAGAAAGGTTATAGACCTTTTCGCGTTTGAAGAGGGTAGTAGTAGTGGTATAAATACATTATTCACATTAGAGCAAACATTAGCACAACAAACATATTTTAGTTATGCCTTAGGTAAATATGGTTTTGACTTGATAAGTTGGTTTACGATGAAAAATTGGCTTGACACACGAAGAAAATTGCTATCACAAGACTACTACTATAGATTTGATGATCGCACACAAACAATGTTTCTAACACCTGAGCCAGGTGGTGGTGCTAGGAGGACGCACTTTTATGGTATTGTTGGAGCATATGTCGAGAGACCTGTGCATCAGTTAGTAAGTGAACAGTGGGTATATCAATACACTCTCGCATTGACAAAAATTGTAATTGGTCGAATTCGTGGAAAATATAGTGGTACAAATTTATTTGGCGGTGGTGTGCCGAATTATAGTGAGTTGTTATCTGAGGGTAATCAAGAGAAAGAAAAGCTTGAGACAAAATTATATGAAGGTGTACCAGGTTTTGGTGATGGTCAACCACCACTCTTTTTCGTAGGCTGATGGATTACATTTATACAATTAAAGTCATACGTGTAATTGATGGTGATACTATTGATGCTGAAATTGACCTAGGATTTAACATCAAGCTCAAAAAGATAATAAGATTGTATGGTATAAATACACCAGAAACACGTACTAGAGACAAACAAGAGAAAATAAAAGGCCTTGCAGCTAAAGAGAGATTAATAGAGATTGTTAAATCTCAAAATAATGAATTGTATTTAAAATCAGTGGACCAAGGAAAATTCGGAAGATGTATCGGTGTTCTGTTTGAGAGAGACTTTGATACAAGTATAAATGATCTGTTAGTTGAAGAAGGACATGCTGTAGTATACATGAGGTGAAGAAGCCGTATAAGAAATACAAGGAGTACAGACAGGGTGTATATAAACCCGTGAACAGACACAAGTATAAGGGTAGTAAGAATCCAAAATATTTAAGTAGTTGGGAGTTGAAGTTCTTCCGGTGGTGTGATCGAAATCCACATGTGGAGCAGTGGACGAGTGAGAATGTTTACATACCGTATATATCTCCAGTGGATGGTAAACTACATAAATATATTGTAGATAACACGGTATTCATACGTGAAGGTAAAGATAAACTAGTTAAATATCTAATCGAGATAAAGCCATACAAACAAACAATACCACCTGTAAATCATGGAAATAAAAAGAGAAGTACAATCATACATGAAAATTATACGTGGCAGACAAATCAAGCAAAATGGATCGCTGCCAAGGATTGGGCTGATAAGAATGGTTATATATTTCAGTTAGTTACAGAAAAACAATTTAACTTATTTACTAGGTAGTAGAAATTCTCCCGAGAAGCATAAATACTTAATAATCATGCACGCGAAACTATTAGTTGAAACAACCGATCCTTCTGAATTTGAATATATTATAGAAGAGAAAAATAATAATACAGATCCAGATGTATATATAAAAGGACCTTATGCGATGGCAAAAGAGAAAAACAAAAATCAACGTATATACTGTGAGAAGGAAATGTTGATTGAAGTTAAGAGGTACAATGAGCAAATGATAAACACGAAAAGAGCATTAGGAGAGTTAAATCACCCCACAAGTGCAGATGTAGATCTCGAGCGAGCATGCCATCTTGTGACTGAACTCAAGCCCTCTAAAGGTAATCCTAACGTCTATATTGGTAAATCAAAGGTATTATCAACACCAACCGGTATGATTGTCAGATCGTTAATCCGAGATGGTTGTAGTGTTGGGATGAGCACTAGATCTTTAGGAAAACTTGTTAATGAAGGTGGTTCTGATGTTAGTCATGTTAAGAATATGAGACTGGTAGCGATAGACTGTGTAGCAGATCCGAGTTTCGGTGAAGCATTTGTTAATGGCATTTTAGAGAGTAAGCAATATGTATTGAATACATTCGGTGAATATGAGGAAGCTTATCATAATCTTGAGCTAGGACTCTCCGACCTACCACGTAAAGACGTTGAAACATATATCAAGCAAAACATACTCGAATTTATAGAGGCAATAAAAATTAAATGAACAGCGAAGACAAAAATAGAGCAGAAATCACCAATTTTATTAAGAGTTTGAGTGAAAAAAATTACGCAGCAGCCAGTAAGAGTTTACAAAAAACTGTAGAAAATAAGCTGATTAATAAAATAAGTAAGTACAAGAACATAAATATTTTTAAACGATGAGTGATAACACAATAACCGAACAATTAAGAAAAGTTGCATCTGATGTATTATCTGAGGAAGTGCTACAAGAAATTGAAACCGCTTTTAATGAATCTGTATCAAACAAAGCAGATGAACTAGCAGCACTGCGCGTAGAGAAAGCGCTAGTTGAGCAAGATGAAGCTCATGCTATCAAATTGGAGAGATTGTTAGAAGCAATCGATTCCGACCATACCTCTAAATTACATAAGGTAGTAGAATCACTCGATAGAATACATTCTGACAAATTGATACAAATTGTTAAGAAATTCAAGAATGACATGAATGGTGATGCAAACATGTTTAAGGAGAGCTTGATAGATAATATTAGTAACTATCTCGACTTATATGTAGAAAAGGCTGTACCAACCAAAGACATACGAGAAGCAGTTAAAAACAGACATGCCGTCACAATTTTAGAGGGATTGAGAAAAAATTTAAGTATTGACAGTGCGCTAGCAAGCGATCATGTACGTGATGCTGTCATTGATGGAAAAAGACAGATAGACGAAGCATCCGCTGTAAATAGTAAGTTGACAGAGGAGAATCGAGTACTAAGAGAGTCGATCAACAAAAAAGAAGCAAATCTAGCACTAGAGAGACTCACAGAAGGTTTACCTTCATCCAAAAAGAGACACATATATAAAGTATTAGATGGCAAGAGTGTAAAATTTATAAAAGAGAACTATCAATACACATTAGATATGTTCGAAAAGACAGAAGCTGATAAAATGACCGAACTAAAGCAACAAGCAACACAATCTAAAAAGATTGCTGACCGTCCTGTACAGGGCAAGAAACATGTTGTTAGTGAGAGCGTCGAACAGCAAATTGAACAAACAAATCCTGATAGTATGCAGGATAGAGGACTTTTTGATAACTACATGGGTGAACTCACCCGGTGGTAATCAACGTTGAGGCAATAAGCCTGAGTTATAATAAGAAAAGGAAACATTAGAAATATGTCACAGGTAAAACCCGCACAATCATATATCGATCAAGAACGCGCAGGAGTGCTTCTTGAAAAATGGGCTCCAGTTTTGGACTACAGTTCTGACAACGTCAAGGCTATCACAGACGATCACTCTCGCCTAAACACCGCGATTCTCTTGGAAAATCAAGAGAATTGGTGCTTAAGAGAAAATTCGTATGCTGGTGGTGCTCTTGGTGGAGGCAGTTCTTTCGGACAGCTCGGTGGACAATCTTCTCCAACAGGAGATCATTACGCCACAGGAGATAGCCGTCTGCCCAAGATCTTGATCCCAATGATTCGTCGTACATTCCCTGAACTTATCACTAATGAGATCGTAGGCGTTCAACCCATGAGCGGTCCAGTTGGACTCGCTTTTGCAATGCGTTACAAGTACGAGACTGAAAGTCTCGGATCGACAGGAATCGACGGACACACGTACGGAAGTTCTGTAGTCGGTAACGATGGACAACCTCGCACAAATGACGGGACTGAAGCAGGGTATCAAACTCTTGATACACGTTTCACCGGAGCATCATCTGCCGCATTGAGCGGTGGAGCAGGAATCGATTTTATCGATGAAGATGCTGGAGTTGCGAAGTTGCTCAAAGACTATGAGCTAACCGGTAATATTCCACAGATGGTCGTTTCATTTGAAAAGACTGCTGTTGAAGCTGGAACTCGTAGACTTGCTGCTCGTTGGAGTGTTGAACTTGAACAAGACCTTAAGAACATGAACGGTATTGATATCGATACTGAATTGACAAACGCTATGTCGTATGAAATTCAGGCCGAAATCGACCGGGAAATGCTCATGAGGATGGTTCAAGTAGCTGCAAATGCTGGAGCTGGAAAAGGTGTTAGCACCTGGAGCCCCGCAAGCGCAGACGGACGTTGGATGGCCGAACGTAATCGTGACCTTTATGCTAAGATCATTGTTGAAGCGAATCGTATCGCTATCCGCAATCGTCGTGGTGCTGCTAACTTTTTAGTTGCTACACCTCGTGTTTGTGCGATTCTTGAAATGCTCCCTGAATTTCAGTGGATGCAGGTTCAAGGCAATGTAAACACCCAACCAGTAGGAATTGCTCGTGTTGGGAATCTTGGTGGAAGGTTTAATGTATATCGCGACACCCGGACTGAAGCACAATATGAAGATGGTAAACGAGGCGAAACTCGCCTCGAGTACATTCTATTGGGTTATAAAGGACCTGAGTTTTACGACACAGGTATCATTTATTGTCCGTACATCCCAGTGATGGTACAGCGCACGGTTGGTCCTAATGATTTTGCTCCACGAGTTGGACTATTAACACGTTATGGTGTTGTAGACAACATCTTTGGTGCAGATCTTTACTACCACGTTATCGTAATCTCAGACTTAGGTGAATCGTTCACACCCGGCACTCAGTCGGTGTACTTCTGATCATTAGTTAGATGCAACTCAACAACCGGTGAAATGATACATCCGGTGATAAAAACAATTTTTCGACTCTCACAGGTGATGCTGGTGAGTCGTTTTTTTTGTGCTTATTGCTTTGCTGTCTTCACATGCATTACAAAAGGGTCCACGAGATCTTGACACTCACGTGCGATCAAGGCAGTATTCGAAGCACGTACAGGATTGATGTCAATACCACCACGTCTTGCATATAAACATGTAACAACTAACTCTTCTGGTGATAGAGCGTCATGTAATCGTTTATATATAGTCTCACAAATTTCTTCATGGAAATGACACTCGTCTCTGAATGATATGATGTAAGCTAACAAGCTCTCCGGACATACATGAGTTTGAGCTTTATACATTATATAAACATCACCCCAATCTGGTTGGCTAGTTACCCTACAATTGCTTTTAAGCAAACTACTGTGCCATCGAACCTCCTCTGACATCACACCTTTTTTACTAGACTCTTCTAATGAGAGTAATTCTGGAGTCTCACTATATGTATCCAAATGCATCTTACCTAGTTCCTCTTGAGAGAATGTGTCCTCTAAAGTGGTATATTGAAATGGATCCAAAACTTGATCTCCCTTAGCTCTGAAGCTCGCTGGATGAGTGTGCACGTGAACAATTGCTCCTAGGAGTTTAGATAAGTCTTCTGATGCCTTTTTGTCAATAAAATCCAACACATCTACCGGCTGGTCACCACACTTATACATATTAAATGAGTTGAAATATAGTTTTATACTTTTGCTCTCAACGATATACTTGTTATTGCATGGATAAACAATCTTTGCAACACCTGCAACTGGCAATCCATTGTTAGTGAGTGCACTTACTTCATATGCATTCCATGTATCATACCCTACAAATGGTAAATTATCATCACTGATATCAAGATGCGTTCTGTTGTTCTGTCTGGGTTCACTAACAAGTAACGATGAGTCGTATTGATCTTTGTACTGTGATACCTGTCCTAGATGTTTAGATATTCTGGAGTTGTCTAATGTTGCTGTTGTCATGTTCATTTATTGTTTGTAAAATTGTTAGCATACGCTCTTGTTCATCGCCATATAATCTGACTATCTTGTTGTACCAAAAATATTTTTTATCGAATAGTTCCTCATATCTATCAATTATGCCTTGCCTAAAATCATGATCTAGGCTCCTCTCTCCGTCATCAACAAGTTGTATATCTTCTGGTTGTGTGTAAAAGATATGATCCAATCTCCCGACCAACTCGTTCATCAAATTGCCTGCATACTCACAAACCCACTCGTCTACTATACCTCTGGATGCCAGATAACATGAATATACATAACCATCTAATATACATCTATCCAACATCGTGTTACCTACAGATTGTGTGTGGTTGATTAAATGTTCGCTTAATATGTGTAGTTGTGTTGTATTATCACCTTGTTCATTAATCGAAAACCCACTACGTTTGACCTTTCTTGTGACCTCATTAACAAAATTCCATTGAAAGAAATGTTCTCCTTCTTGAAACTTAGACATACACTCCTTTAATAGTGTTGTCTTACCTGTGCATTGTGCACCTGTGAAACTAATTAACATACCACATTATATCCTATCTAGAAGATATTATCCACTAATCTTTTGGATATTTAGTACGGTCATCCAGTTGATATTCTTCTGAAGATGTACCTGATTCTGAAGCT